AGTGTGTCGATAATCCTCTTTTCTTTTTGTATGCTGTGGCGAACTTCCTCGATTGTGCATGGATGAACCTTACCGATAAAAGGTTTAAACAGTTCACTAAACATGCCGTCTCCAAAGTTACTTTCGACTATGATGTAGTTGACCTTGTGCTTCTTTGCTTTCATCGCAAGGATCTTCAGAACTTCTTCACCATAACCACCTTGCATACCACCTGCGTCGGGAACGTATAGATAACCATTGAGCATTTTTACAATGGCCCAAGATGTTTCGTCTCGTCCTCTTCCTGAGGGGTCTATAGACATTACCGAGCCAGTGTATTTAATCATGTCTCCAACTTGCTTCATTGGTCTGTAGAACCTGTCACCAGTGAAGCCAACATTAGGGACATCGCCTCCCCAGATGAGGTCTGGACTTTGCGCCCATACTACTTTCTCTGGTGCTAACTCATCATCGATGTCCATTACCAGTAAGTCGTTTATCTTTAGCGGATAGCGATCAACATCAGACAGCCTACTGTCCAACATAAACTGCATAGCAAAACCTGCTTTGCCATAGCTTATTTCTCGCTCCGTCAAGTCCAGTTCACTAAACCTAAGTGGCTCAGTAGACTTACCTTCTTTTTCTTTCGACACGCAGAGTGGACTCACCCTTCCGAAGTATGTCTTTTCATTCTTTTCGGGAGTAATATATTTGCAAGTCCAGATACTCGCAGTGTAGTCTCTCTCAAGTAGTTTATTGTAGAGGGAGTCTTCGCACTGCGGAGTTCCTAGAAAGACGATTTTGGAGTCCTTGTCAGGTTTGAGTATCGATTCAAACTCCTTTACCTGCTCACCCAATTTGTCTCTCATGCCCTGAGTTGCCGAGTTGTTGGGGACTTCTACGTCATCCGCAACAATGATATCAGCCCTGCTACCTGTAAGTTGGGAGGATATGCCCAACGACTTTACGCTCGGTGCATGACTTGCAGGAGCAAGGCCAACATCAAAACTTATCTTTGAAAATCTTTGTGTAGCTGAAGGGATAAGGGGTTTAAGTATTGGCATTTCGTGGATGAGTCTCAGAGTAAATGTACTGAAGTCATCCGCTCTTGTTTTACTTGCAGAGCAGACAAGAATGTTCTTTGAGGGATCTAGAAGTAGTTGATGGACAACGTATGCTGAACATATCCAGGATTTACCTACACCTCGAAAGCCTTGGATGACTGCTCGTCTTGATCCGTTTTGCATCCAGTCTGCAATTTCATATTGGATGTCTGTGGGGTCTGGTAGGTTAAGATGCTTCCAAGCGAGGTATAAGAAATTCCTGAAGTCTTTTAGTTCTTCGGGAATAGGTTCTTGTGAAGACATGTATGTGTTAGCCGTTAGCTACTTCTCCTTCGTCCTCTTCTTCGTCTTTAAAAGGAAGAATGCTAACAAGGTCTTGCATTTGGTTGTCGTGTTTGATTGAGGAATGAACGCCATTGTCTTTTAGATATTGTCTGATGCAGTTCACAAGGGAAGGGGTAGCTTCTCCTGATTGCACCTGATTGATCATCCAATCAACTGTGATGTTCTTAAGGAAGTCATCTTTTTCCTCTGTAGTCATGTTACTGATATCCATATAGTTACTTATTCTTTTTACGTAATTCTGATATTATCTTTAGCACCATGTAAACAAGAGTAGCTGCACCAACTAATACAGCTAATATCTCGTTCACGTCGTTAAGTGTTATGTTGGCGAGAAGTCCTAAAACACCGACTGTGGGCGTTGTGAATTGATTGTTCATAAGTATTATTCTTATTTTAAGATGTTACATAACATCCACTAATTCTCATGTTACATCCATTTACATCTGTGTAGGACATATCGGTGTTTGATTTACCTCCTGAAAATCTATTATGTCCACTATGCGTTTGAGCTAGGAACGACGCTCCACTAGGAAGTGAACCACCACTATGATATATATTCATTGCTGCTGTTTCGTTTACAGCAAAAGGAAGTCCCGATATTTCTACTCTGTTGCTACTTGTTCCGCTAAAAGAACATTGAATGTGAATAAATACAAGCGTACCAATTTTCCTATATTTTGCCTCAGAAACAGTAAAATTTATTCCACTACCGCTAATCAGAGCAGCAGACCAAGTTCCTTCTCTATAAAAGTGATTAGCGTGTGTGCCTGATGGTATTTGAACTGTTCCTGTTGTTGTTAAATTATTAAGACTTAGGTTTGTGTTTGAAGGAAGACTTACTATCCCTGTAGCAGTCAGGTTTGTTACTGTTGTCATTCCTCCAAGGGTAAGGTCAGTGACATTGTTTAGAGTTGTGTTGTTACCTGCTGCGTCTTCTTGAACTTCTTGTCCGACTAGTAAAGATTGTTTGTAAGCTGTATCTAGATCTCTTTCCGTAAGTCGTGCGCCATCGACAAAGTCTACTAAAGCTCCAGAACTTGTCTGTCTGTATATTCTTACTTTACTTACCGAGGGACTAAGAGAAGAAGGTAGTTCTGATAGAGTCACTGTTTTCGCTGTAGCATTCCTGGAGCTAATAGTAAATTGATGTTTGTCTCCGTTAGATTTTACTGCAAAAGCTTTTACGTCGTTTGCACTTATAACTTCTATTGGACTGTAGCTAAAAACAGCTTGTTGTAGTTCGTTAATACTTGATCCTCCTGTTGTATATTCAATGTATGAGTTAGCCATAAATTTTGATTGTTTGTGTGTTTTTGTTTAATAATTAAGATCCCTTTTATTTAATGTTAAATTTATATTGGAATAGATTTGACGCAGGTCTTTTGACTGCTTCGTCTATTTCCTCATTCATCAACCTTTCTTGTATGTAATCGAGAAATCCTAAGTCTCCATTTTCTTTAGAAATGTACTCGTTTAGATATTCTTCGCTGTTATCGATATCTACTTTGAAACTTTCTCTTACATTGTCATAAGCTTTTTGTATGATTTTATCTCTTAAAACATTAAAGGCTGCTCTGCCTCTTATCATCTCCCCATCTTCTAAATCTTCTAGACTTTCAGTTCTAAATCTTTCTTCTCCTATCTCCTCTATTGTAGCATTTACTTGTTCTGCTAAACCTCCAAATTCTTCTCTTAATCTTTCTGCAAAAAGAGTTCTGAATGTGTGTCCGTTCTTGTTTCTCCAGTTACGACATTTTTCATCATATATAAATTTATCGCTAGGGAGAAATCTTGTAGGAAGAATTCCTGTAGTGTCTTCTAGAGCTATTCTTTCGTATGCACTTGTTTCTACATCTAGGTTTACTTTTCTATCGTAAGGTAAATATCTTAGTAAAGAAGCAGGAATGTTTCTTGTGTCATCTATAGTTCTTCCTAGAACATCAAATTCATTTTCTGGTAACCCTGATCCAAACTTTTCATATATCGCTCTTTCAACAAAAGTTCCTCCTTTTAAATCTTTAACTTTTCCATCTCCTCTAAGAAGTCTGTTAAAGTTTCTTACTTCAGCAGGTACAGGGACTATGCCTCCTATGGTACTTGCCCAAAACTCTTGGTCAAAAGTATCATCAAATACAGCGTCGCTTATTGCTCTTACACCTTGGTTAACAGGACTATCAAAATAAGGAGCAAAAATATTTGCTCTTAAAACGTCAAACATATCCTGATCTTCTGTAAGGTTTCCGTTAGCTTTCATTTTTTCAAATTTAGCTATTGAAGCTCCTAAATTCATAGGTGAAGTATTAGACCCCATAGACTGGATATTTTTTATAGGCCCATAAGGTGTTTCTATACTGTTAGGAGATATTCCTGCAATCTTATCGTTGTCTCTTTGTTTTCTAGTCTTCCACATGTTTGTTCCATGATAGATTCCTAAACCTCCCATTGTATATCCTAGGGTGAACAAACCTGCTGAAGCCATTGCTCTCGAATATTCAGTCATGTTGTATTCAATGCGTTTAGCTTCCAGGGATTTCCTTTGTTCTTTTAGATTTAATTTTTCTGCTCTTAACGCTTCTATTTGTTTAGGAGTTAGAGGTATGTCATCTCCTACGCTATCTTTAAATTTTTTCTGTCTAATCAGAGCATCTTTATTTTTTATCTTTTTAGATAAATCATCTATTCGAGCTTTATAAGGATTATTTCCTCTAGTAACTCCTGCACCCATTTTGTTAAGAAGAGGTATTTTATCTGCACCTGGAGCAATTCTAACGGGTGCGCCCAAATACTTGTAAGATAGAAGTGCTGTTCTTATTCCAATAGAAGTGTAAGGACTTACAACTAACTCTCCCTGTTCAAAATAGTAACCTGCACGATTTGTTTTCTTAAATTTAGTCCAACCTTCAATAAGTTTTTCTGCGTCTCTAATAGTATCTTTATGCGTGTAGTTTTTATGCGTAGAGTTCCACATTATGTCCTCGTTTATTCCTGCCCACATTTCTTCCATCTTATCATTCATCTCTAACCTGCGAAGACCATCTGCATCTTTAGGATACATTTCATTTACTAACTCATTCTTCCTTGCCCACATCTTCTTCATGTCATCAGGAAATTCTCTAAGTGCTTGTATTCCTGCTTTTGACTCAACTTCTTGTCTTACTAATAACCTAAAGAATATATCATCTGTTGCTGTTAGGTTTCTTACGTTTAATAAAACAGCTTGCTCCGCTCCTCTAATTCCATCTTCTCCAAGTTTCTTTAATCTTTCCTTTAAGTTTCTTCTACCTACAATAGCCCTTGCTTGCTTATCGCCTCTTTCTGTAATTGCACGAATTTGATCTCTTTTTACATTTGTTCCAAGTCTTGCAGCTTCAGCATATCCTCCTTCAAGTTCTCCTCCTCGTGTGTAAGACTTTAGTTGTTTCCAACTTCTCCAAGCTGATCTAGGAATGCTTGGAAGTTCTTTTATCATTGCTAGACTTGAATAAACTTCTAAGGCTGACTGCATCCAAGCTTGCTTTGAACTTTTCTTTGCAAAAGAGTTTGGGTGTAATTTTTTGTTTTCTGCTATAAACCTTGATAAAGCTCTTGTTGTTGCTCTGTATCCTACAGTATATACACCTGTGGTTATTGAAGGAATGATACTAGCTACTTGTCCTATATAAGATAACTTACTGCCATAAAGAAATCCTCTTATGCTTCTTTTTACTCCTTCTTTCGAAAACCAGTTAGCATCCGCACCATCTTCGTATGCTCTTTTTACGCTTCTTAGAAACTCTGCTTCTTCTCTTTTTATTGCAGATAGTTCCAGTTTGTTAGAAGCCTTCTTAGCTTTCTTTTTTAAAGTTTCAATGTCTTGTTTTAATTTATTTTGAGTAACTCCAAGTTTTTCCGCTCTGCCTTTGATAAGCTCGTTTTTCTTTTTTACTGATAATGCGTTAAATTCTTCTAAGCTTACTGCAAGTTTATTGTCTATTTGATTCTTAACGATATCAAATTCTTTGGCTATGTTGTCAGCTTTTTCTAGGTCTTTTAAAATAGATTCTAAAGTTTTTCTATCTTTGTCTGCTTTTGTTTTAATTTCTTCTGGAGTTAAAGATTTAAGAGTTGCTTCATCAACTAGATCTTCATCAAGCTTTGTTTTTACTTTCTCTATTTTTTCCTTAATTCTTTTTGCTTGTTCCTCTACTAGATCCGATGCCGTCTTACTTCCTGTAGTAAGTTTTGAACCAGAAAGTATTGCACTTAAATCTGAAAATGTTTCTCCGTTTTTTATGTATTCTTTATAAGCTTTTATTTGATCTACAAGAGATGCGTTTGTTCTTATTGCTCGCTCAGAAATTTCAATAGCGTTAAGGTCTTTAGAAAAATCTTTTCCTTTATTTCTGTTTTGTTTTGCCCATCCGCTTTTAGCCCAATCGTAGTCTAGTTCATCTTGAACCCTTATATTTAATTCAAGCTTCTGCTCCATAATATCAACCAATTCCTTGATTGTTCCTAATGGACTTCCTTCTTCTGTGCCTTTCCTAATTCTTATATACTTTCTTAGAATTTCGTCATCTTTGTTTTCTAGATAATCGTCTATGTCTTTTGCTCTGGCTCTAAAGTCAGCGTTATCATCAAACTCAATTCTATCTTTAGGGACTTCTTCTCCTGCCTCTTCTAATCTTTTTTTCTCCTGTTGTTTCTTTTCAAAATTCTCTATACTTTCTTTTTTTCTCTTTTGAGAATCTCTAACTAACTCATCTATTTCTGATTGTGTATCCCTCTCAATCAAAGCAGGTTCGTCAACTTCTGACGGAGGTTTTTCTTCTGTCTTACTCTTAGGAACCTTGTCTCCCATGTTCTCAGAGTGTTTAGCAAACCCTTTTTCAAAGTCAGTTAATATGTATCTAGCTTCATTAAGTTCTGCTAGTTTAAGTTTTTGAGCAGCTATTAAATCAATTTCATTCCAGTTAGGCTTATCTGCATTAGGGTTGTTCCTTGGATTTTTTTCAAGGTTCTTAATAATCTTTTCAGTTTCCGCTTTTTGTTTATCAATCTGCTTAAATCCCTTTTTAATGGATCTACGCATTAACACTCGTCCTGCATAGGTCTTGCTAAAGCTTTGTTTAACTTTTGGAGTAGATAAGACATCAGCAATTCCTCTAACTCCTACGTTTAAAGTTCCACCTAGACCAACTGCGATTAACCATTCTTTTGTATCTCTACTTTCTCTTTCGTTAAGAATAAACTGAAGCTCTTGTCTCAATACTGTTTCAGCTAAAGCAAAGCTACCTCCTCCTACAAACCTTGTTGCACCTTTTGCACCAAGTTCTAATACTTTTACTGAACCTTTGAACAAAGAGGATTCTGTTGCCTTTTTACCTCCTATTTGAAAAACAAGATCGCTTGCATTATCAACAACAATTTTACCTCTCTTAGCTAACTTAGCGTCAACAAACATTCCAAACTTAGAGCTTGGCCCTGCTGCACCCCCAAGCATAGAAGCTGCAAGAAGTTCTCCTGCTGACCATTTAGTGTTCTCACTTAGAGAGGTTCTTACTCCTTGTCCTAATGAGTTTGCCAAAGCCCATATACCAACATTGGCAGCCGTATGTGTTAATACCTTTCCACCAATTCCTACAGGCCCACCAACTACTGCTAAATTAGAAGCACCCTTTACACCTTGTAAAACTTTAATGCCTCCTTGCGCCCATCTTGCATAACCATAAGTACCTGCAAATCCTGCTGTAAGTTCTGCTGCTGCACCTGCTCCCCAAGCAAAAGCATCTTTACTTTCTTGTGCTTCTTTTTCCTTTAAGCTTAAATCTGCGTCTAGTCCTCTATTATTGTTTACGTATGCTTCATATTTTTCTGCATCAAATATCATACCAGGCTCTTCTTCGTCTGTAGTAGGTACAATCTCTTCAGTAGGTATTTTTATAGTTGGATCTTTTTCGTCTTCTTCAGCCATAAATTGTTATCAGTTTTTTGTTAGCGAGGAGGAAGTAATAACTCTTGTAACTGTATAAAAGTACTTACTCCTTCTATTCCAGAAATTCCCAATGAAGACATAAGTTCTAAGTCTTTAAGGGTTTGTTTTCTTTCATCGCTTTCTTTTTTAGACATGCCTTTTTTCTTTCTTAATATCTCTTGTCCAACATACTGATTGTCGGGGTCGAAATATCTAGCAGCCTTTGTAAATCTGTCTGCAATTTCATCGAGTTGCTCATAGTTACTTACCAGTCTTACCTTATCAAAACTTAATCGAGCTTGCTTTAAGTCCTCTACAACATTGTTTTCATCAAACTCTGGATACCCATAAAGAAGTAAAACATTTCTTATTGCACTACTTTTTGAAACAGTATTAACTCTTGCTTCACTTAAAGTTTTACTGACTTCGTTCCAAGGCATTTCAATTCCAGAAGAACTTCCTGTTTGAGTTCTTGCAGCTTCTTGAAAATCTAATGCCTTTCCAATTAAATCAGGGTTCCACAAAGCTTCTAGTTCCGTAGTGTTTTTAAGGTTTGTTAATACTTTCCAATCTGCACTTTTACCTTTTCCATCATTGAATAGATTTTTATATACAGAATCAAAAGTATTTTTATTAGTACTAGCTTTTTGTTTTTGAAGTGCTTTAAGTTCTAATTGAAACTCTAATTTTTCGTCTTCAATAATAGCGTCTCTAATCGTTTTTAGCTGCTCCTGTTTTTGTTCTAAAGTTAAATCTTGCTCAGATATAACTCTTGCTTCTTCTTTAAGCTCTTTTGTTAAAATTTCTTCTACTTCTTCTATCTTCTCTTTTACTGCCGACGGAACATCTATTATTGCTTTTCCTGATGCAAGTCCTTTGAAATCATCTACGTTAACAGAGTTTTCTAAAGCTGCTTTTAAGATAGAATTTCTGTTGAAGTAAGGAGAGTCTTCATTATATATCCAGTCAATTTCATGCACATCATTCCAAACTCTTTGAAGCCCCTTCCATACAGGCTGTGAAGGATCAGCAAATTGACGCATAAATTCTTTTGGACTTAATTCTTCATTTTCAATAAACTTGGTTCTAGCTAGTTCTTGTAATTTCTGTTTGTCAAAAGCAGTATATCCTCCTTTTTCCTGTATTTCGGTTAGTTTACTACTTTCTATTAAGGCTGCGTCAACGTCATCAACAGAAGCATCTGCAATGTTTTTTGCTTTGTCAGAAAGTTCTATATTATCTAAAGCTTTTCCATTTAAATCTCGTCCATAAGCTAAATTATTAATTCCTTTTCTGATTACTCCAATCAAAGGTTCTCCATTTGCTTTTTTATCAGCGAGGTTTTGAAGTAGGTTATCTCTCCAATTTAATAAAATTTCTTCTGGGTACTTTGTTTGAAGTCTTTCCAAAACAACATCCAGTTGGTTACTCATTATTGTTATACTCTCCTCATCTTCTTCTTTCGGACTGTAAAGAAATTGATTTGCTGATTTTAAAAAATTAACAACCGACCCGACATAAACTTCTTTTTGCTGAGAATATGTTAAACCAGATTCATCATTATCGCTTCCTTTAGCTGACTCTATTTTAGCGTACAACTGAGCCATAGTTTTTGTCATAGCCAAAGTTTTATTTATTGGCTTTCCATCTACCTTTGCTCCTTCCCATTGATTTAAATAATATTCAGCAGCGTTAATATTTCCTCTTGCTACTAAAGTTTCTGTAATGTCTTTTATAATCTTACCACTTACCTCGTTTCTTTTAGAAGGTTCAAAACCTCTATCTTTTAGGCTTTTGTCAATATTTTTTAAATACTCGACTGGAGTAACTTTGCCTTGTAAAACATCCAAAGCTTTGTTCTCTAGTTGCTCTATAAGCATTCCATCTAGATAAGCCTTTTGTTTCTTTTCGTATCCTGAAGTAGATCCTGCTTTAACCCTTGAAGATAATTCTCCAACGATTGTGTTAATTACTCTTTGTCCATCTGGATTGTTTTCAAAGTTCTTTAGTATTCCTTCTTGTAGTGTGGCTAACTCTTCGTCAACATATCCTAAAGCAGTTTCAATAGGAGTACCGCTTTTTGCAAGTTCATCCAATTTTAAATTAATTCTATCTTCTGCTTCTGTGTATTGCTTTATAACTTCTGTATCAGCATATCTCTTTGCAGATAGCTCATTAAATGCTTTTTGAAATCCTAGTTTACCTAAAGCTCCTCCAGTTGGTGCAGGGACTTTTCCTTCAATTATATCGTTGATTTCTTCTGGACTAAGAGATTTAGCAGCTTCTACTCCTCGCTGTTGATTTATATTAGAAAGCTGTCCAGTTAATCCAGGAAGTCTGTTGAGTGCAGTAGCTATTCTTTGTGCTGAATTACTTTTAGGTACATCTATTCCAACTGTAGGGAAGGTTCCTCCTTGTGCTTGTATTGAAGGACGTAAGGGAACTAAAGGTAATTGAGGATCTGATTGTACTCTTTTTCTTGTTGCCATATTTAATTAAACTTTGGGTTTTCTCTGATTAAACAATCCTGAGTCATTAAGCACTCCAAACATACTAAGTCCTGTCTGTGCGCCTCCAACTAAAGATCCAAGATAGTCAGGTTGTTCTATTGGTTGGTTGATACGAAGCATGTTTCTATTGAATCCCATACCTGCTTCTCGAAGTGCCAAATCTCTGTTTACGTTTGTCATCTCTGCTTGTCTTTGAGAAGAGAAACTAAACTCTGCTTGTTGTCTTGATATGTCTCCAAGAAGTGCGTCAACACTAAGCCCACTTACTCCTGCTTCTCCTGCTGAAACAGTTGCAGTAGCTCTAGCTTCCATAGCTCTTCTATCTGCTTGTTGTCTTTGTTGGGTTGTTGCTTCTTGCTCCTGACTTTGCTGAGTTCTCATTGCTGAGACTTCTGCAAGATATCTTTGTCTTTCCTGCATTGATGCAAGTCTTTGAGATTCTGC